AAAATATACTTAAATGAGCAATCAATTCGAAAAAATGCAAAAGTTGGCTTTTGGTAAAGTAGTTCAATCTACACCAAAAACATTAACTGAAGGTACACTTAAAGATAAAATTAAAGAACTTGTACATTCATCATTGGGTGAAGCTAAGAAAAAGAAATCTAAAGACGTAGCTCCACAAGAAGATGTTGATATCAATGTTGATGCTGAAGAAGCACCAATGCCTGATGAAACAACAACGGATGATACATTAGCACCATCTGCTCCAAGTGATATCGATATCGATCCTAAAGTTAAATCAATCCAGGATTATTTACAAAAAGCATTTGCTAATGCTAAAGAATTAGGCGACGAAAAATTAATGACCCAAATCGGTAATACAATCACTATGGTTGTTAGAAACCAAGTATTAGGTGGTCAAGCAGTTGCTGAATCATTAGAGGAAATGGTAGATGACAATAATTCTTCAGATAAAGTCAAGTATTTAGCAAGTGCATTAGACACTGTTTGGAAGAGAGGTAGAGGTAATAACAGTATTGATTTTACAAGTATGGCTAAATCAATTATTGATGATTTAGAAACTTATTAATAATGAAACCTACTCCACGCATACTAGCATTACAAAAACAATTTTTCAACCAATACAAAGCAAATAAAAAATTTTGGGTTGATAAATATGGTGCCGATGCTGAAAAAGTAATGACTGGAGCCGCGTTTACAAGAGCAAAATCAGCATCCATGAAAGACGATAAACAACGAATTAAAGAGATGATTAAAAAGGCCTTAATGGGTCCTGTTAAAGAGGAAGCAATTGACTCAAAAGCATTCATTCAATCTCGCCAATCAGAAGAAAATCCTAAAGACGTAGTTAAAATGGATGTTCCATTATTAATTCGTATGTTAGAGTATGCTAGAGAAGATGCTAAAACAGATATGGATTTACATAAAGTAGCTGAAAACTTAATTCTACTATCTCAAAAAGGTAGAATTTTAGATATGACAGACTACGATAGTATAGTGTCACCTGACGAATCTTTATAAGATGACTAGAAGCGAATTAAAAAACAAAATAAAAGAGCTAGTAAAACAAGTTTACTCTAAAACATCTAGTGCTCAATCAGAAATAGACTTAGATAGTCCTTCTGTTGTTTCATTAGATGATGAAAGATTTCCTGTTTTAGCTAAATTCCCAACACTTAAAAAAACTATTACTGATTTATTAACAGATCAATATGAGTTATTTTTAAAAGACATTGAATGGGTAGCTCCACGACCAACTACATTTCGTATTATATTAGCAAATGATCAAGTATTTTATCTTACTTACACAGATAGATCTTGGCTTGCTAAAGTAGAAGGTAAAAAATATTACTTATTAAATTTAAACGAAGAGCAAAATTGTATAGAAGCAATAGCTAGGATTTTATCATACGGTGCTAAGCCAACCCCTGAAAAAGGAGCAGCACCTGCAGAAACTGCAGCACCTGAATCTCCTGCTCCGGAATCCCCAGCTCCTGAAACACCTGCTCCAGAAGAAACACCAGCTGCATAATGGATTCATTAGATTTATTTTTTAAAAAATACGCATATAAATTTCCAAAAGGATATCCTGACATGAATAATGAGCAGGATATCAATCTTTTAGCTGATTTATTAGAAAACTTAGGTATAGATTTGAATGAAAGTAAAGCTTCGGATAGACAAGAGGCTAAAGAAATATTAAAAAAAGAATTAAATTTAACTGATCAAGATTTTAGAGATAGTGGATTAAACTTCTTTGTATTAGTTCCTAATAACAAACGTTTAGAATTTGTTGATAAAATTGAAAATATAAATACAGGAACAGATAAAAAATTTGAATTTAATCCTCAATCAACTGATTTTTCATCAATAGGATATTTTATGTATGGTGAAGCTAAATTTGGTATTAAACCAATTGAAAAACAAGGAGGAAAATCAGCTGGATTAGAAAATGAAAATGCTTTTTATAATATTATTACTTCATTATTAAAAGATGGCCCCAAAGATATAAAAATTACAGATGGTAATAAAGAAGTAGTATTTAAAAACATTACTGAAGTTGAAGAAACAGGTAGAAAAACATCAGGATATTCTAAATCAGATATTGATTTTTTTAGTAATGGAATAAATGAAGGTGGATTATCACTAAAACAAGATGATGCAGTATATTGGGAATCAGCAGATGTTAGATTTAAAAACGAAGTAAAAAGTTTAATTAATGCTATCATTAGTGGTAAATTAGGTGACGAAATTTCTTATGTGCCTTTAAAAGACATTAAAGGCAATCCAGATCCTAATATTATACGAATGTATAATAAAAAAGAAAATAAACCTATATCAGGTATTATAGTTAAAGATCTCCCACCTCAAAATATACAACAAGTTATTTTTGGCGAAGATAATGTACCTGTAGCTATAAAAAACTGGAGACCAAGTGATTTTAAAGTAGAAGGAGATACTATTATAGCAAAAGCTAGTAAACTATATACTAATTTAGAAGATGTCGAAAAAGATAATGCACTTCCTATATTAAACATCAGACACGATAAAACAAGAAGAGCAACAAAAGGATTAAGAGCTTTTTTACAAACTGAAAAATCATTATACAAAGATTCGTCTTTAACTGGTAGTAATATTGAATTGTCATATAATAAAATAATGTCATAATATTTATAATCATGAATAAAAATACTGCTCAACGTATATCTCATCTTATTAAAGAAGTGTTATCAAAACCACTTAAAGAAGACAAATGTAATTGTGGGTGTCACTCATGTGATAACGTAGGTAATAAAGGACCTGTACTTAACGAAAGTTTAGGTACTAAAATTATTATGACCGAAAACATGCAATACCATGTTACAAATAAATTACCAATTACAGAAAATACATTCAGATACGGATCAGAAGCATTTTTAAATTTATGGGCTGAAGCACGTTATTTACATGAACGTAATGCTATACATTTAAATGATGACGATAAAGAATTAGTTGTTGAAACCGATTTAGGCGAATATGGTATGTTTGAAGGTACAAAAGTACCTTTAGATTTATTAATGGAAGAAGATTTTGATAGTACATTAGGTAGTGAAGAAGAAGCTAGAGATACAACTAGTATTTTATATATTCCTTATATTGATTTATTAGTTCAAATTGCTAAAGACTATGGTGAAGAAACTGAACTTTATAATGAGGTAGAAAATGCTATTGTCTTTAATAGAACAGAAAAAATACCTAACATCTTAAGAAATTACGAAGTAGATAAACAATATGCTGGATTCACTAGAATGAATGAAACAGATAAAAAGAAAACACCAGCATTAGGTAAACCAAAACGTGGTGGATCTAAGAAATTTTATGTATATGTAAAAGATCCTAGAACTAAACGTATTAAAAAAGTATCATTTGGAATGGCGGGTGGTGGATTACGTGCTAAATTAAATAATCCAAAAGCACGTCAAGCATTTGCTAAACGTCATAATTGTGCTCAAAAGACAGATAGAACAAAAGCATCATATTGGAGTTGTAGACTTCCAAGATATGCTAAATTATTAGGATTTAAAACAACATTCTCAGGATACTGGTAATATGAACAAAAGTCAATTTAAAAATATTCTTAAAGAAGAAATTCGTAATATTTTACGTGAGGATTATGCTACTAAGCTTTATAAAGTAGAGGGTTTATTAGTTACAAACACTAATATAAAAACCCAAACCCAAATACTATCAGATATTAGATCAATAACTGGGATAACTACTATTGACTCTAAAGATTATAATGCTAGATTACCTAAACCAGGCTATCAATATGATATTTTAACTGTTAAAATTGATCCTTATCCTTATACTAAACAAGGTGGTAAATTTGATATTAATACTATTAATCAAATTATTGATAATATTAAAAAAATTAGAGGTGTAATTAGATTTAAAGTTGATAATCCTCAATTAATAAATATCGGAATATAATGAAACTAATCGACATATTAAAACAAATGCTTCTTGAAGATCGCTGTAAACGTATTGCTGATCGCAAGTACAATAAACCATCTGCTTACAAATCAGGTGCTATTGTTAGATGTCGTAAAGGAAATATTTGGAAAGATTTAAAAGAAGAAGATTTAACCGAAAAACAAAAAGAAACACTTCGTACTTGGTTCAAACGTAAAGGCCCTAAAGGTAAAGAAGGGGGATGGGTTGATTGTAACACATGTAAAGACGGTTCATGTAAAGCATGTGGTAGAAAAAAAGGCGAAAAACGCGCTAAATATCCATCATGTCGTCCTACACCAGCTCAATGTAAATCACCTGGTAAAGGTAAAAAATGGGGCAAAACAAAATGATTAAGTTAATCAAATTACTAAATGAGATACTATCAGAAAGTGATCCTAAAGTAGGTACAGGTAAAAAACCTAAAGGATCAGACCGTCGTTTATACACAGATGAAAATCCAAAAGATACAGTTCGTATTAAATTTAAAACTGTTCAAGATATAAAAGATACATTATCAAAAACATCATTTAAATCAAAATCTCATGCTCGTCAATCTCAAATTATTAATTTAATTCACCAACGAGTTAGAGCAGCTTATGGTAAAGCTAAAAATCCAGAAGTAAAAGCTCGTTTAAATAATGCTTTAGAGTACATAACTAAACGTAAAGAAGCATCTAAAAAGAAAACTGAACGGTTAAAACAACAAAAAGAAAATTTAGATCCTAAAACTTTTAAAGATACTAATAAAGCCGCTCCTTATGGGTCCGGATATAATCCATTTAAAAAATAAAAAAATGATTAAATTAACAGACATATTAACGGAAGTAAAAAAAATTAAAGAAACTTTTGAGGAATTTGCTAATATCAGAGGTAAAGGTGCAGCTAAAATAGCTTCTAATGCTGAAGAAAAAGGTGGTTTATCTTTATTAACATGGCATCATTTTAAAGTTAAAGCTTCTTATTATAAAAAAGCTGAAGAAGGCAAATTTGATAAAGAAGCAGCAGTTAAAGAATTTGAAAAAACATTAAAAAGTATATCATTAAATATGACCCAAATTGAATTCCAAAGAGAAGTAGGTCGTTTGGAAGTTTTAGGTGAATTATTAATTAGAGATAAAAAATAATATGCTAAATGAAAATATTCCTTATTTTAAATGTTTAGTAAGACGTTCTCATTATACTCATAATCCTAAAGATAATAATACATATGATAATGCTTATGTATTTGGTATTCAATCTATCACAGGTAAAATATTAACATTCCATATAATGACAGATTTTGGAATGGTTAGATCTAGAGTTCCTATATCAGAATTATTTATTAAACCACCTACAAAAGATATTCCTTTTTATTATAAACAATTATGGGATTGTTTTAGTGAAAATGTTTCTGTAACAAAATACTCATTTTTATTAGAAAAAAGATGTCAAGTTATTTTAAGAGATAAAACTAAAGTTTGGGCAACATATATGTTCACTATAGATTGGCATAATAATCCATACTCAGATGAACCTACTGATTATAAAGCAGGTCATATATTAATGGCTGATGATGGTTATCTTTTATGTATGCCTAATAATAGAATATATTGGAGAGATTCAAACTGGGTTACAACAGATTTTCCATTAAATGTAAAAGATATAAAAGTAGATAAATATTTACCATCAGTAGAATCTGTAGCTGATAAATGGATTACAGAAGATACTGATTCATATTATTATGATATCAACAAAACCATATAAAGACATAGAAGTTACAGATAAATATATTATTCGTGAATTTAACGAAAATATAGACCCAATCGAATTGATGTGGCATCGTGATAATGAAAATCGTACTGTAGAAATATTAGGTGAAACAAATTGGAAATTACAACTTGACAATCAATTGCCTACCTCTATGAATGAACCAATTTATATACCTAGACACCTATATCATCGCGTTATTAAGGGAACAGGTAATCTACTGTTAAAAATACATAAATCTTAATTAAAGTATATATATTTATAACAAATGAATAATAAAAATTTGAATGAGAGTGTATTAGGTTGGATAGAATTAGGTCTCTTAACCGCGCAATTAGGTTTAGGCTTAGGCCATATCAGATTCTCAGTCAAAAATTTTTTATCAGATAGAAAAAAACGAAAACAAATAGAACAACTAATTTTAAAACTAAATAAAACAAACCCCGAATTAGTACAAAAATTAAAAACATTAAAATCTTCAGAACCAGTTCCTAGTGATATTTCAAGTGAAATTAAATCATCACTTTCTCCTGAAGAATTACAACTTTTTGATACTATTCAAGAATCTAAAACCAATATGGACCAAACAACTCAACTTAGACAACTTATTAGAGAATCAATTCAGGAATATATCCGTGAAGTAGAAACTTCAGGTAATATTGCAGCTCAAGAAGCAAAAATTAGAGCATGTGAAGAAGCTATTGCACTTCGCGAAAAGAAAGTTAACATGGAAGGTTTAGATGAAGCATACCATGATATGATGGATAGCTCTAAACTTAATGAACTTAAAAAAGAAGTAAAAGAACTTCAAAAGTATAAAGCTAAAGCTGAAAAGTTACTTGAAAAAATGAAAGCTAAAGCTGAAGGTAAAATGGCTCCTAAGAAAATGGCAGATGAAGGAATGGATGGTGAGACAGAAGAAGGAATGGTAGATGAAGTTAATTTAGACGAATATACTGCTGATCCTGCTGCTGGTCCTGAATTAGAAGAAGGTAAAAAAATGACTGCTGCTCAAAAATCTAAAAAAGAAGATATCGTAAAAGGTATGAAAAAATCTAAAAGCTTTGGTAAGTCTAAAGAAGAAAAAGGTAAAATGTATGCTACGGCTACTAAATTATCAATGAATGAAAATAAACAATTTTTACACATGCAAAAACTTGCTGGTTTAATTACTGAAGCTGAATATAAGCAAAAATTAAACGAAAATATGAGATTATTTGATTTAAAAGATGAAAATAATAAATCTACTGAATTATATAGAATTGAAAATTTTACTACTGTTGAAGATGTAATTAACAAATTAAATCAACATTTAGGTATAGAAGACGGTGATACTTTTTATACAGATGACTCAGGAACCGGCTATAATTATGTTTATGTTGCTAGTGATGGAAATTGTTCTTTTGTAAAATCATTAGATGAATTTGATAATGGTTACCAAACTGAAGAAGAGTGGGGAGTATCAACAGAAAAAGAAATATAAAAACTTTTCAAATAAAATATTAGGCCTCCTCGGAGGCCTTTTTTATTTTAATACAAAACAAAGGTTATGAATATATTTTACATCAATGAAGATCCAATCATCGCAGCACAAGAGCTAGCAGATGATCACATTAGGAAAATGCAAATTGAAAGTGCTCAAATGTGTTGTACCGCACATTGGGAAACAGGAGGTGAAGCACCATACAAACGCGCTCACAAAAACCATCCATCAACAATTTGGACTAGACAATCAATTCAACATTATGATTGGCTTATAAAACATGGTTTAGAAATATGTAGTGAATTTACTAAACGTTATGGTAAACGTCATAAAACACAGGATGTATTAGAATGGTTGCGTGATAACAAACCAAACATCGCTGATAACGGTTTTACTCCTCCTCCTCAATGTATGCCTGAAGAATATAAAATGAATAATACATTAGAAGCATATAAAAATTTCTATATAAAAGATAAAGTAAACGTTAAAAAATTGGACTGGAAGAAGTTAAATAATAAACCTGAATGGATTTTCCAATATTTATAATAAAATAATATTATGAAAGATGTAAAATCATGGCTTCAATCAAGAACGATTTGGGCAACATTAGTAACATTAACTCCATTTCTAACTCAAATGTTAGGATTTGATATGAACGCTACATTAGCAGACATTTTAACAATTGTAGGAGCAGGAGCAGCAATTTATTTTCGCATAAAAGCAACTACAAAACTAGGTTAACATTTAGACCGATTCATAGCCGGTCGCTTAATTAAAAAACATGGAGCTGTGGCCCACCCAAAAGGTG